GAAGGTGGTGTTGGTGTCCAGCCCTGCCCCGCCGCGTGCACTGGCCTTGTCGACGTGCGCCAGCAGCATCACGGCCGCGCGCGTCTCGCCGGCGATCAGGTTCAGGCAGCGCATGAACCCACGCACGGCGGTGCGGTCGTTCTCGTTGTCCGCGAACACGTCCGAGGCGTTGTCGACGATCACCACGCCGGCCTTGGAGGCCACGACCACGTCGGCCAGCCACTGCATGCGCTCGGTGGGGTTGCCGTCCTTCCAGAGCACGCAGTCCTGCTTGGTCAGGTCGTAGACCATGAGCTTCTCGCGCAGTGTCGACATTTCGACACCCATGTCGGCGCAAATGTTGGCGACGCGAAAGTGCACGGTGCGGGCCTCGTCCTCGCCCGAGAGGATCAGGACGCGGCTGGGCTTGGTCTGAATGTCGAACAGGCTCATGCCGTGAGCCAGTGCCACGCCCAGCTGCAGGGACAGGTTGGACTTGCCCACGCCACCGTTGGCGGCCAGGAGCGTCACGGTGCCCTCGGGCAGCCAGCCCTCGTATCGCCACTGGGTGGGCTCGGGCTGGGTGTGCTGCAGGGCGCCCCAGTCCATGGGCTGGAGGTCGCCGGCCGGCAGCTCAGGCTCGGCCTCGGGCTCATCTAGTGAGCCTGCGCCCAGGTTCAGGTTGACGGTGATCTGCGGTGGCTTGCGCTCCTCGGGCGCGAACTTCTCGGCCGACTTCACAGCCCGCGGGATCTCGGCCCGGCGTGCCTGCCAGCGCGCGAGCTCCTGCGGATCGCCTGGGCGGCTCTCGTCCATGAGCGAGTACAGGAACTCCACGGCCGCGCCCGGGTACATGCCACCGGCGACCAGGCTGGCGGCCAGGCGGGTGATGCTGTCGTGGTAGGCGCGGTTGGCCGGGTTGGGATCAGTGATTCCCATGACCATCTCACCCGCGTGCACACCTGTGCCCGATGTTGTTGAAGATGATGCTTTCGGCACCTCAACCATGTTGCGCAGGTTGTCAAGGTCGATGCCCACGGCCGCGCATGCGTCGTCCAGGCTCCAGCGCACGTTGGCGTGGAAGTGCTCCATCACCACTTGCCACTCGCCGGCCGCGCGCGGCTTGGTGTTCATGCCGTTGGGCAGGCGCACGTAGCGCACGCAGTTGTTGCCCGACTTGTCTGCCTTGATGAACCCGCGGGCGGCCATGGTCTGCATGACGCGGTCGACCAGCTGCCGGTTGTAGGTGTCTTGGTCTTCCTCGTCGAGCACGATGCCGATCTGGAAGTTGCCCGGGCTGGTTTGAATGGCGTACGTGTAGTTGCCTACCTCGAGCGGGTTGGCGTCGTCAAGTACCAAAACTCTGAGTTGGGCGAACGCTTCTTTACGCCTGACGATCTCACCGTCGTCTGTAGCCTTCAAGGAAGACGTGCAGAAGTAGGTGTTGTCTTGCAGGGCCTTGTCGATCTGGGCCGCCTGGTTGGGCAGGCCCTTGTAGGCGCGCCCGGCCCATACTGTGGCCGGGGCGTTGGAAGATCAGCGCGGAAGGAGCACACCCAGCCATGGGTGCCAGGCTCCAGCTCGCCGTAGATATGTGCGAGGAAGTCGCTGTTGGTCATCGTGTTTGCTCCGACGACCATGCTCACACCTCAACGGCGGCAAGCTCCTTGAGAGTGATGCGCACGTTTTGCTCACGTGCCATCTGCAACAGCTGCGGCCAATACCGCTGCGGTACTAAACCGCCCGTGCCTTGCGGGCGCGGTTGGCACCAGCGAGAGAGGGTCGATTTATCCAGCCCCAGTTGCTCAGCCACTTCTGACTTTCCGCCCAGCTTTTCGATGACGCTGTACGCGGGTTCTTCAGTGTGTATGGTTTGAATGGTCACAAAGATCTCCTTGTTGTGTGATGCGGCTCTCTCATCATAGCGGTTTAATCACTACACATGCCAAAAGTACCTGAAAACATTTACAGTCGTTGAGGTTGACTCATCAAGGGGAGAGTGTCACCATATGAGACTTCCGCAACACGTAGAAGGAGTCCTAATGGATACCTTATGGTTCAGGGACAAATTGAAAGACAAAAAGTTATCTCAACGAGGGTTGGCAAAACTCATTGAGCTTGACCCTGCCGCAGTGTCGTTGATGCTTCGCGGCCAACGAAAGATGACGCCTCATGAAGCGCACCAGATTTCGGTGATCCTTGGGGTGCCCATTCTTGAGGTGATGCGCCGCGCCGGTATTGACATCACAGAGGACGTCAGGAAGGCCCCCATCGCGGCCCATATGGACTCGTATGGCAACGTGATCGCCATGCCCCACGGGACGCATGACACGGTCACCAGCCCTGGCGATTGTCCGGTGGGAACTTACGCGATCCAGGTGCGCGCACACACCAGCGTCAAGGACGGCTGGCTGCTGTTTGTCACGCCGGCTCAAAACGACCCCAAAGAGCACCTCGATCAGCTGTGCTCATGCGCCACCAAGGCTGGCAAGCAGCTCATGGGCGTCATTCGGCGAGGTTACCGTCGAGAGACGCAGAACCTAATCCTGTGGCCCAGCGACGAAACCATCTTCGACGCAGATCTGGCCTGGGTTTCACCTGTTCTCTGGATCAAGCCGGCCTGATCTGAAACTTGAGTTGGAAATAACCGACTCTTTTGTTTGGGTTTATGTATTGTGGTTTTCGCATCGTTGTGTTCAAATCACTTCGTCGCACTTTTGCGATGCAACGAACGAGGAACCCAAACAATGAACGACGAGCAAATCAAGACCGGTGACCGCAGCAAGGTTGACTGCACGCTGGTTCACCTAGGCCGAGCCTGGCGCGTGATCGGGGTCGGCGCTGAGCGCAACGGCAACACCTTCTGCCACCTGGCGAATCTGTACGAGTTCCGCGTGCAAAAGAACGGCCGCGTGCCCATGCAAATCAACGACTGGGTCGACACCGCTGTGCTGGCCGCGGCCAAGGAGGCTGCATGAACAGCGAACAGGAATACCGCAAAGCCCTCGCCGGCCACGACTGGTACTACGACTACAGCGACGACTACAGCGTGTGGGCCGCAGGCCAGAGACAGCGCGAGTCCCTGCGCGAGATGCGCAAGCACATCGACCCCGAGGGCGTGATCTGGAACGAATGCGCCCCGCCTGACTTTCATTTCAAAAAATAAGGAGAACCCACGACATGAAGCCCTCTCACATCACCACCCCAAGAACCCTGGCTGAGTGCACGTTTGTTTACGGCTACGCCAGCATTGAACCAATGGCCTACCGAAATCTCACTCGAGAGCGAGTTGCCGGTTGGCTTTTGGCCGCCGCGATTGGCGCTGGTTTGGCAGCTTTGCTTGTTTCATGGTGGAGCAGCTGAATGAAGTGCCCAAGATGTAACGCATGGGCAGATGTTCTTGAAACACGCACCAAAGAAGACAACACAAAGCGCCGCCGATACGAATGCGGCAACGGGCACAGGTTCACCACCTTTGAATACGTTGCCCCAGACACATCCAAATCAAACAACCGCATCACCCCCGACCGCGCTAACAAAAGCGCTGAGGATTGAGTTTTTCTAACCACGACAGGATTTAATCATGGCATTCGACCTTTCATCCATCAAGCGCACCAAGCGGCTGCGCGCACCCAAGATCGTGATTGCCGGCCCCGGCAAGATCGGCAAGACCACTTTTGCCGCCAGCGCTCCGAACGCGATCGGCATCCTGACTGAGGACGGCGCCGATGCGGTCGACGCTAACGCGTTTCCTCTGGCCACCACGCTGGACGACGTGTACGGCGCCATCGAGACGCTGCTGACTGAGGAGCACGATTTCCAGACCGTGTTCCTAGACAGCTTGGATTGGCTTGAGCCGTTGGTCAACGCGCACGTCTGCAAGTCCAACAAGTGGGCCAGCATTGAGGCGCCAGGCTACGGCAAGGGCTATGTGGCCGCGGCCGAGGAGTGGCGCTCGCTGCTCAACGGCCTCGAGGCCCTGCGCCAGCAGCGCAACATGGCCGTGATCCTGATCGCGCACGACAAGATCAAGCACTTCGAGTCGCCGCTGCACGACGGTTATGACCAGTACGTCCTGAAGCTGCACGACCGCGCGGCCGCCTTGGTGCAAGAGTGGGCCGACGTCATCGGATGGGCCAACTACAAGATCATCACGACCCAATCCGACAGCGGGTTTGGGAACAAAGAAACAAAGGCCCGCACCACGGGCGATCGGATTCTGCATGTCGAGCCGCACCCCGCACACATGGGCGGCAATCGGTTTGGCCTGCGGAACATGCCTCTCACCTGGGAAGCATTTGCCTCGGCGCTCGCCGAATCACACAACTCTTGAACCAAGGAACCACGATGAAAAAAGCACTCATCGCCATCGCGCTTGCAGCCGCGGCCACAGCCACATGGGCTGCCTGCAGCACGCACACCTACATGCAGGGCAGCCGAATGATTACCTGCACCACCTGCTGCTATGGCAGCAACTGCACGACAAACTGTTTTTGAACGAGGAACCACAACCATGGCACAACTTAACTTCCGCGCATCCCAGATCCAGATCGAGGAACGCAGCAACAATTTTGGCCCCCTGCCCGCTGGCGATTACGAAATGATGATCGTCAAGTCGGACACCAAGCCCACCAAGGCTGGCACCGGCCACTACCTCGAGTGCGAGATGCACGTCATCTCTGGAGAGCACTCCGGCCGTCGTCACTGGGAGCGCTTTAACCTGGACAACCCGAACGCCCAGGCCGTGAAGATCGCCCAGGAGTCGTTGGCCCGCCTGTGCGCCGCGCTGGGTGTGGACGAGGTGGAAGACAGCGAGCAGCTGCACGACCGCGCGTTCATTGCCGAGATCGGCATCGACAAAAAGGACAACACGCGCAACGTGATCTGGAACTACAAGCCGGTCATGGATGCGCCCGCGGCCAAGCCTGCAGCCCGTCCTGCCGCCGCGCTTGCTGCCTCGGCTGCTGCTTCGGCTGCACCGGCTAAAAGCGCACGCCCCTGGGGCTGATCTGAATCGGGGCAGGGAAAGACGGATGCCGACAGCGCAAGCCCACTCATCCGGGTGTCGGACGCAGGCGCCCTGCCCCACCTTTTGAACGAGAGAACAATGGCAGCCATCCCAGAATCACCCCACACCACCAGCGCGGCCATCATCCGCTGGTACGAATCCAAACCCCAAGAGCACCGCCCGCACATGGGCGCCAGCCTGATTGGCCACAACTGCGACCGCTACATTTGGCTGACCTGGC